CCTGGATCAGGAGCTTGGTGCGCGCCTCGCACCATACCGATTGCGCGAGACAGTACGCCTTGCCGGGGTACGGATTAAGCAACACGTACCACGTCGGGTACTGTGCTTGGATCGCGCTCAACTGAGTAGCAACCGGAGTAGCAGCGTCGGCCGTAGTCGAGGCCAGCGAAAACAACGCAGTGCCAGTCGGAGATTGATTGATGCCGTTGTGATCCTGCAACACAGGAGCAAACCATGTCCCGGCAGTGCCTTGGATCTGTAGCTGATGCGCGCCTGTCGCGCCGATCACGGTGTACGTGACACCCGAGATTGCCGGCGCCGCAGCCAGCAGACCAGCAACGATCAGGTCATTGTTGGTACCGGTGCCGCTCGTAAACGTGAGCGTGACCGTGCTCGGCACAGCCGTCTTGATCGTGATCTCATAGACCGTGCTGTCCTTGACGGCAGCAATCCCCAATGCGTACGTGACCTGCGGACCGACGGTGAGTTTGCCGACGGCGACCATCGACAGACGGGGATTTTGCGACAAGATCGTATTGACCATCGCGTATGCTGGTGAGCCAGCTCCAAGATCGGTCAACGCGGCGTTAGGATCGGAGTAGAGTCTCGACAGCTCAGGCGTTGTCCAAGGATTGGCCACCGCGATGAGCGGGATACCAAAGCCGCTCTGCGTGAGAGGAGCTTGCGAAAGCGAGACATTGACGGTTGCGATGTCGCTGAGAGGCATTACAGTCCTCGCTCACGGGGCCTGCACAGCAATCGTGCTAAGCCCCGGGGCTGGTGAGCTAGTCCATTGGACAATAGCTTGCTGGATGTACCCAATTGCGTCTTGCTGCTCTTGCGCCGAGATCAGAGTCAGATCGTACTGAGCGCGAGACTCCCACTCGGTTTGCAGCAGCTCGCTGATGTTTTGGATCGGCTGAGAGTCACCCACGCCCACTCCAGCCTCACCGAGATACTCCTGGACTGAGAGTAGCCCGAACGAGTTTCGGACGCGCGAGAGCGTCGCGTACGCGCTTTGGGAGCCCAACACGGAGCGCCGATAACATTGGATGCTGAGATGCAGGTAAAGCTGCATGATCGCGTGTCGCTCAACCTCGGCTCCAAACGATCGCGCCGCGTCGTACGTGTAGACCAGACCCTCTGACGGGGACACAGGAGATATCGACGTAAAGAGCAGGCCACAGTGATCTGCGAGCGTGCCGTCCGCGTGCTGCGGTCGTGGACTCCGCTGATGCTCCCATATGACGGGGAGACCCGACACTGCCGCAACCTGAGTGCCGATACGCTCCTCGATCGATCGCGCGTAATCGGGGAGCACGGGCAGCAACATCAGCGACCCTCGCGGAGCAACGCAACTGCTCGGTAGTACCCTGACCCGCCGAACCAATCATCGGACTGCGACACCTCATAGACGCGACCGAATGCCGTGATCGCATCCGCCTCTTGCAGCCCGTCAAGAGATGCGACCTGCAGTGGCGAGCGCGTGTAAACCACAATGCCGTCACGCGCGTAATTGCCATCGGGCATGCGCAGCTCTTCACGCCCCGCTGGCTGCACGTTTGCCAGGATGGTCACCTGCGTAGGGGACACGTCAATCAAATGGCCTGTAGCGTCCAATGAGCGCCTTGCTTGCCTCGATACAACGTACGATTCCTGGGCCCCCAAAAGCGAGTCTATTGACATCGCTACGTCGAGGTAGAACATCAGGTGGACCTCTGACGCCCGGTCAACCAAAACTGAGGCAGCGTACCTGATAGAGCGGTGAGGTTGATGCTCAGCCACCGATAGGATCGACCCTCAGGAAACGAAACCATCGCAGTCGCCTGCGAGAGCGACGTGGATCCGCTAGCCACGTCAGAGCCCTGTGACACCCACGCCTCAAGATGCGAGTCAAGCACCCCACAATCGGCCGTAGCCGCAAACGTACCAGGCACGATCACGATCAAGACTGCGATCAAATTGTCAATCAGGTAAGGCGTGCCTCGCCCAGGAGCTGACACTGGGAGCACGAGCTGCACAGGTACAATTGCACCCGGCTGCACCGTGACCTGCCCCAGCCCCTGGGAGAGCTGCTCGCAGACCATCGATGGCCCGGCGCCCTGATTGATCTGGATCGTCTGTCTACCCACGATCGTCACCAATAGCCCAAGTGAGAGCGCCGATCATACGTCCGGTATCTACGAGTGTGGTCTTGATAATCGGGCCGATGCCGGCCTTTGCGCGCCGCATTGCTCGAAGCGCGCGCTTAACCTGTCTGGCTGACACGCTACGCGTCGGCGGAGTAACCCCTCCCCCAACTACAAACGACCGAATTGCTCCTGTCAGAAAGGCTCCTAGACGCCCTAGCGCAGTCTTGACATCTAGTTGACCACCGATGATTGCGGCTGCGTAATCAGTCGTCATCTCAATCAGCTCGGTGTGCTTGGCATCAAAGGTCGTGCGCAAAAAGGAACGCTCGGGCAACCAGCCGGGCACACCATATTCGTGAATGCCTGCGAGCTGTGCATTGGTGAGGACGCCTGCGGTACCACGCTTAGCGCCATGGCTCGCTCCCCCAGACCCCGATTGCAGGTACCCGACGCGCACGACGAGCTTTTGCGCAGCCCGAAACTGCTTCGCGAGAGCCTTCCAGCCGTGATCTTTGTCGATTACTTTTGCCACTGATCTTGCTTGCGTAAAAAGCGGTTTTTCGAGTCTGTGAGTGGGTGTGTTTGGTCCCGGAAACACTCTGTCAGACGTTGTAGTGCCTGCTCGATATCGGCACCGTGCATGGTTGTGCCGCCACACGACAAACACACCAAGAGCGGTACATTAATCAGAGTGACTGGCATACCTGCAAACCCGTCAAACCGGAACTCCGGGACCTCTGTCTTGGTGCACGTGCCGCCACAGCTGCAAACGAGGGTCATGGGATGTCGTGGAACCAACGAAAGCGTTTGCTAGAAATAGCGTCCACGAAGACCTCTTTGGTCTCGTCGTACCAGGTCGGCTCAGCACCATCAGGCATTGAGACAGGAGAGTAGTAGTGATAGACGTAAGGCGCACGAGCATGGTCCACAGCCCCATTACGCCACGGGTTGAGGTTACCCATGCAGTCCTCGATCATCTTGCCCGACAAGACTAACGCAGCGTTATAGCTCGCCTCACTGTACCGACTACTCGATTGTACGAGTGCTAGCACTGCCGACTCGACTTGCTGCGGGTCGCTGCCCTCAAGAGCCGCGCGCTCCTGGGAGTGCGCACCATTGAAGCGGGAAAACTGATACGGATGCAACACGACGTCGCGCACGCTGTGGCCTCTATAGCCGTCATCAGCACGATTGAGGATGACACCCATGATGTAAGGCCAATCTGCCGAATGCGACGACTCAGTGAGCGCACAGAGCGCCAGAGCAATCTGATCTACGAGGATCATCGCGCGAACCATCCGCCAGACGGGAGTGACGGGAGACCAAATGCTCCCGGCGGCACCGATCCACCACCAATCGTGACTGGGGCGCTGAAGATTTGATCTCGCAGTCGCTTGTACTCGCGTCCCCAGATCGTTGCATCGTAGGGGTCTGGCTCGCCCGGGGCACCGCTCGAAAGCGAGACCTTGTCAATTGTCTGGTCCGTCGTAGGACCGACTGCACCGTTTGCTGCGCGCAACGCCAGCGCAGCCATATGCGCAGCAAGATACACCGCGCCGTCGAACGCGTACGTGTCCCAAAGCGGGCTCTGTATCTGCCTCTGCACTGCTGCAATGATCGCAGTCTGTGATGCGATAGGGAGTGCCGCCAATGCAGGGTGCAACGCACGCGCTGTCACGTCGGACCATGCGAACACGACTGGCGGCACAAAAGTCATTGCACCATCTCCTGCTGGCGCTCAGTGGCACCGATCATAGATATGAGACGGTCACGCACGTGACGTCTCTTTTCGACGCTGAGCCATTGACGTGCAATCGGCAACTGCATCGGGTGCTGACTCAGCTCGGATGCGTCGCGATCGGTGAGCTTACCGAAGTCCGTAACCCCCATGTCATGGATGATGCCCTGCTCAACCCACGACCCAAACGCGTGCGTCTTGGTGAGCTTGTCCCAGTCCTCACCGTACAAAAACGAGAGACCAGGAGGGATCATGACGGTGGTCATCTCACCGTCGATATCCTTGCGAGGGATATCGGTACGGAGGAAGGCCGTGTGCGTGTTGCGCACGAGGCGTGCTCCGAGTGGCACGCCTCCGGTGATCTGCGGATAGGACGACTCTGCTGACGCCTCACGCTTGAGCACTTGCTTGAGCGCAGCAAACTCAGACTCGGTCAACGTCACTGTTACTGTGCGCTCACTCGGCAACGGGAGGATTGGATCGTGTTTACTCATGGTTTAGATACCGTCCACGTACGTGGCAGAGAGCGGGTAGTACGTCACGAGGCCGCCGTAACGCGCGTGGCAGTAGACCTCCCACACGAGCTTGGTCTCTTGCGGCGATCGCATTTCAAACTCCCATGGCACCACGATGCCCAATGCATCAGGATCGCGGCGATAGAACATCATGCGATCGGTGCTACCTGCACCAGCACCGCTGAGCGCAAACCAAGGCTGGATGTTCTTAAGCCAGGGGCTCGAGTCAAGGATATGCTCGTAGATCGTCTTGGTACCAGCGGTGGACACGAGCGAATTGACGAGGATCGAGTATTGGTTGACGGGGAGTAGGAGCGTATCGACGTACTCGATCTGCTTTGTCGAGTTAACGACGGCGGCTGCAGCACTTGTGATGTCGAAGATGATCTTGCCAGAGTCGGCCGGCGGGTTGAGCGCTGCCCAATTGCCCGTGAAGCCCGACACCGACGAAATTGGGATATTGGGGTTGTTGAGCGCGCCATTGAGGCCATCGGCGCTAGAGCCTGTGCGAGTGAGCTTGTCGATCAAAAGCTCGACGTTGTATCGAGCATTCTCGGCGCGCTTGGCATCGAGCGTGTTCGGCTGACCATTTTGCGCGGCCAATGCCATCTGTTCGACCTCGATGATCGAGTAGTCGAACATCTCGACGATGCCGCGGACGGGCTGATCGAAGTTGACAGCATTGAGCGTCAGCGGAGGGATTGCTGCCGCGTAGCTCTTGACCAGCCGCGCATTGCCACCGCGTTGAAACTGGTAGAACCGATACGTTTCGGCGCCACGATGCACGTCCGAAATCGTCGGAAAAAACTCTCGCGCCTTGGTCGGCACGTACTTTTTGTCGTACGTGCGCGATGCAACGGATTGGAGCGCCTGCTGAAAGTAGACGCTCCCGAATGGCACCACGGCATCAAGACGCGGAGACGAGATGATGATGTCACTCGTCTCCTGCGATCGATATCGATCGTGATGCGGGATATCGACGAGCTTCGGACCAGCCGATCCTGACCACGTCGGGAGGTAGCCAGGCTCGGGGAACTGATGAGCGGAGACAAGCATTGGAGGCTCTCCTTAGAACGTGATCTGGATCGAGTAGACCCGACCCTGGATCCCGAAGTTGACAAACCACGATTGTGGCGACGAGGTATTGGTCACGCGGATGGTGAGCACACCGGCCGACGTGGACGCTACGAAGTCGCGTTGCACCGTCGTCGAAAACGACTGGTCGATATCGACACCAGCCTGCACCGTGCAAGCACTCGTCGGATTGGTGCCAGTAAGTGCTCCGCCAGCAACATCGGACAGCCACACCTTGCCGTCAAACTCCGACGCAACGACGTTGCCGTTACCGTCGAGCACGGACGCAGTGACGTCGATATGATTGGACGTCTTGGCGCCGGCGGTCAGCACCGCGCCGTCGAACACCGACTGCTTTGGGCTATTGCCACCGAGCGCGAGAAAGAGACGGCTCACGCTCGCAGCGCCCAGAAACCAACGCGCAACATTGGAGATGTCACGCAGTCCCGCGCCCCCCGCGTTGGAGAACACCCCAACACGGATGTTGCCACCACTCGCCGCATAGCGGACGAAGACCGGGTCGCCACGCTTCGGAGTCGCCTCTACCTCGACATCGACGAGCCCGAACTCGACAAGCGTGACTCGCTGACCTGCAATCGGTCCAGGAGTCGGATTTGCGATCGTGGACTCCGCCGCAAGCGTCGCGAGATTGAGCGTGCGATCGAAATCGGTCTCGTACCCGACGATACCAGCAAGCTTGTCTGTCGCGCTCGCAAGCGAGACACAACCATCGTTTTCGTCGCCGCTCTTGATCGCTGCCATGCGACCAAAAGGGATTGCGACGGTGTCGTCATTGACGCCTGTGCGAAGCAAGAAAAACGGCGGGGCCATGCGACCCGGAATGAACTCGACAGGATCGAGGACGTCTAGTTGACCCTGGCCCATGGTTATCGACCCTTTCCGAGCGGGCGCACACCCTGCTCGTGCAGCTCTGCGATCATGCGCTGGCGACTGTCATCCAAGCGCTTATGTCCGTCGCTACGATATGCGGATGGAGGTCCGCTGGGCGCGTGGGCATGTTGTCCGATACCAGCTCCGATAGCCTGGTATTGCGCATCCTGACGAGCGCGCCCGCCGAGGATCCGAGCCATCTCGAGATCCAACGCAGCCTCGCACCACGCGCGCGTGCGATTGTCAAGCCTCAGCTCCGGGCTGATCTTGTGGATCAACACGCGACGATTCGCATCAGTCGAGCGGGCCTCGTCGAAGCGCACACCGAGATGAGCTGCGTGCGTGCGCACACCATCACGACGTCGCTGAGCCTCAACGAGACGGAGCACCCGTCGATCCATGCGCTTGCGCGCGTCGCGCCGCTTGACGAGCTTGGCGCGTCGAGTCGAGTCCTTGCGTCCTGGCTCACCCGCCTTGGGGTCGGCTGCCATCGGCTCACCGCCATGGATCTCAGCATTCTCCTCGTCGTCCCACTCGCCCTCGTCATCGTCCATGTCGGGCTCATCGTCGTCATCGGCGGAGGGCTCCGAGTTACCCGTGCCCTCACCCTTGAGCTTAGCCAGCTCGTCCTTCATGGCCGCGTGCTCGGCCATCATGTTGTCGTACTCGCTCTTGGGGACCTGCACGTGCTCGACGGGCACCATCATTGATCCGTTGTCATTGCCCTTGTTGCCCGCATTGGTCGGGGGCTGCTCTTTTGCCAGTTGCGACTCCATCCGAGTCACTCCTTTGACAGCGTCGTGATCGACGCGTACGTGAGCACCCTCGCCTGCCCTCGCATGATCGACGATGGCGACATGGTTGCCCCGAATGTTGCGTTGGATTGCATCGTACTCACCGTATTGCGGATGCCAGCCGTGCTGCTCGTCTAAGTCGCACGAGTAGCCACACGACACTTGTCGCTTGCCCCCCTCGAGTGCTTCGACGAGCGCGTGATCGTAGACGAGCAGTCTCGAGTGCACCCAATCCCCGTCGCGCTCAACATTTTCGCCGTTCGCGCCAAGCGCGTAGGAGCGTGCTGAGTGATCGTCGAGCAGCGCATGCGGATGCTCTTTGGTAACAGGCACACTGGCAAAAGACTTGAGTGCGCCGACATCGAAGACCTCTTCGGGGAGGCGCAGCTCTCGACGAGTACTGCCGTCAACTTGGGGGTACAAAAAGACCCCGACGCGCGTGAGAAACGCGTCACAGCGCAACCAGCCCTCGGGAGTGCGCTCAGCCTTGTCCAGGCCGACTTGGTCTTTTCGGTAGACTCTTTTCAAGAGACTCTCTTGTATGAGTCTAGCGTCGCTTTGCAGACGCGCAACCCGGGACAGACACAACGCATCTCCCACAACGGTGGTGTCATCCACCATTGCTCAATGCGCCCAGCCGTGAAACTAAAGCGTGTGGCCGTGCAGGGCAGGAGCGCCACAAAGCCGTATGGCTCCCACGGCATCATTTGCGCTGGACCCCGTCGAGCTTGATGACCTGTCCGGGCTTGCCTTGATCAGATTGGGGCCACACAGGGCTTTGTGGTGCGATATAGCCGGTAGGCCCAACCATCCACCATTGCTCGATACGTCCAGTGGACATTATTTGGACTCCCCATTGCGCGGCAGCGAAGCAATAGCAGACTTGAGTCCCTGATTTTCGCTTTGCAACGCCTCTAGCTGGCGCTGGACCCCGTCGAGCTTGATGGCTTGCTCCGGGCTCGCCTTGAGTAGATTGGAGCCGCACGAGGCTTGTGATGCGATATAGCCACTGGCTCCAAAGAGACCAATCACTGCCGTGCAGATCGTCTCGCCGAGCGAGCCATGCGCAAACACGTGCTGTGCGAGCAGTGTGTACGCAAGCCCTGCGATCAGAGTGCAGATGAAGTCTGCATTGCGATACCAATCCGGGGGAAACGTCATCGCTTGCTCGCGCGGTTGCGGAAATAGTTGACCTGACGCTCGCGCTCCTCGGCGGCGTTGCGCGAGGTGAACTCCTCCTCCCGACCGTCGCTGTACTTGAGGATCCACTTGTCCCCGCGCTGCAAGATCGTGTCTTGTACCGCGCGATGGATGTAATCCTGGCGATAGACGCGCTCCATCAGAGACCCCTCCTTTGCAGTGCGGGTTTGGAGAGCAGGCGCTGCGTACGGTGCGACCGCAGCTTGAGCCGCCCCATCCATGACGGGACGCGAGATCCAAACACCTGCGTGCCACTGATGCCGTCGGGGCTGATGGTCTGATACCCTCCGGGCGCAATGCCAAACGGACCAGGGAGCGCCTGCACCCACGCAAGCTGTGACATAGCCTGCTGATCAAAGTATGCAGGCAGCACGAAGTCGCTCACGAGCACGGATAGCACCGCGTGCTCGTCATCAGGATCAGAGACCTCGACAAAGTACCCGACACCTTGCACAGGATCGCACGCCTCAAACGCGTACAATGCCCCCTGGGGGGTCTGCGGACCGACTGCCCAGCGATTGACGTTGGGGTTGAGCAACTGCTCTATCAGCTCATGCGAAAGCGCTTGAGACCAACTAGGGACCTCAGGATGGTTTGCAATACCTAACCGCGTGCCACCATTGTCGAGGTACGGCGACACAAACACCTTGCCGTCGATGACTCCATCATCCTCACTGTGATACCCGCCTGCACCATCGATGTCGGGATCATCCAAGATCAAGAGCACGCTCTCGCCCATCAATGGTTTGGTGCCCGACGCTACCAAGTACACAGCGCCTGCTCCAACGCACCAGGATGGGCACACGTGCGTCGCAAGCTGCAATTGACACGCAGCTATGGCCGCTTTGATCTCGCGCTCCGTGAGGCGCTTGCTGCGATTGACGATGGCCGTTTTCATCGCGTTCGGCTCCGCGAGCGCGCGTATCGAGCAGCATGCATTTGCACCACAGCGGTAGCGCCAGGCTTGCTCGCGACTCGAGCAACTGCACAGCTAACGATATCGCCTGCCGCGCGCTCTAAATCCAGCAGGAGCGGGAGTGGATCACCTGCCGCCGCTCCGATGATCTCTTCGACCACGGCGACGATATTGTTGTACTCCGCTCGCGCCTCTTGCTTAGCGCAATCGAGCACAACGACCTGAGCACAGCCCGGAGCCGTGATGATCGCAAAGACGATCCAGACAACGAGCGCTACGAGCAAGTCGCGAGCAAAACGCATCATGGTAGCAGACTCACTGAGTGCAGGTCGGAGCGCACACGCGGCGCAACCACTGTCTGCCGCGCATGGGGTCCGTAGTGGAGGTGATCTCCGAGCGCACTCTCCTCGGATGCGAGGAGGGTAGATGATGCCGTTCCCGAGCCGCCCGTGCTGAGCGCGGTCCAGAGCGGGCCGATGATGAGCTTGTTTCCGGTGTCGGTCAGGTTGCCTGGTGTCGTTAGCCAGGTGTTGACCGCGTCGATCTGCGTGAGCTGTGCAGCAGTGACTCCGGAGTAGGTCCCGCATGGTGTCATCGGATACACCAGGATGTATGGAGTCGCGTTCGTGGTGCGGATATCGGTGACGAGCGCTTGCAGCGCGGCTTCGGTCTGGATAGCGATATGCCCGTTGGTGACGACGTCATTGAAGATCACGTCACCCATGATCATGACTGCTTTGATCTGGCTCGAGGCCCGGTTGACAAAGCCGTCGAAGCGCGCCTGCTGCTGCGATACGTACTCGCCAGCGACGGCGAATGAACGCATCCCCGTGCGCGTCCAAGCCTCCGTACCTTTGTAGATGTACGTGCACATGGCGGGATTATTGGTGTTGAGCACGGCCTCTTCGCTCGCGCCGAGCACCAAAAACTCCGCTCGATTTTCGTCGAGCGACGTCTTGATGACGTTGCCGAAACGGTTGGGGGTAAAGCCTGTCGATCCGAGATTGCTCCCGATCCAAGCATCCGTGGGAGTGCTCAGGGTCGTGGCGGTCGCGTTACTGTTAGAGCTGCCATTGGAGCAGCCGTTGATCCATACATTGAGAGCCTGGCCGGTATTGCGCGCGACCATCTCGAGTCGCATCGGCAGGCTCTCTGTTTGCGTACCGACTCCCCAGTGCACAGACTGCGGCGGTGCGCCTGTAGTGATTGACAACGTGTCAGTGCCATTGACACGCATTGTAAAGACATTGTTTTGCCACCACACACCATGGAGCCCCCCTCCGGTGTTGATCGTAAACGGCCACACGGCAGCCGTCTGCGACTGCGCCACAACGCGATCGCTGACCATATCGACGAGCACGTGTAGCTCGGTGCTCGAGTTATATATCTGTCCGAGCACAGCCGATCCAACCTGGTAACTCGCATTGGGGACCGCACCTGCTGATCCCTTGACATGCGGCGGATCGTAGATGCTTGGGTCTACGATCATCGGCTTGGCGACGTAGATGCCTCCAGTCGCGGTCACCGTGTGCATGAGGCCGCCTGCAAGCGTCAGGACATTATTGTTTGGGGTCTGACCGCTCACGTAGGCCGTACCCGCGATGCCTGAGTGACCGGCATTGGTCGTCCAAAATGCCGTCGTACGAGTCCACGTAGAGAGGCCACCAAGCGCTACAACCGGCGCATTACCGGTGCTCAGATCGGTATTATCGACAGCGAAAAACGCCCCTGTGGCGCCGCTAGGCGGATTGCCTGCATCGTTGATGGTCCAGATCGATACAACCTCCGTACCGGCAGGGACACCGCCGGGGACCAGCAAGAGCTGTGCGTAACCATCAGTACTCGCGCTTGAGTCCACGACGCGCATCGTGTTGTTTGCAACACCATCGGGCCCGGTCCCGGTGTTGGTGGTGACGGTGACGTTGCTATTGGTCCACCCGGTGCTCCAGTCGTCAGGATTGGTAATGGAGTTGGTGTAACTCACCAATGCCCAGTGGAGGGGTCCGAGGCCGTCACCGCGGTCCTCCATGATATCGCAATTGGAGCACGCGGTTTGCTGCACGAGCGTGCTCGCATTGGTCTGTAGCCACAGCAGTGGCACACTCGTATTTTTCGCAGCCACGTCGGGCGGGAGCGCCGTCGCGTTGAGTGGTAGTTTGAAATTATTGAGAGTAAATGCATTGGCTGCGAGTGCAGTGCTAGTGCCTCCAGCAGTTGTGATCGTGATGTTTCCCGCGGCGTCATTGGTGTTGGGGACGACAGCGGTGGCACTCGAGTCGGTGGCGACGTTAAAAGACGCCGCAGCCGCGGCGCCCGGGAAAGTCACCGCAGTGGCGCCCGTAAAACCCGAGCCAGTCAGCGTGATCGTCTGACCGGGAGTACCGCTGGACGCCGATAGAGCTGTAATGGCCGGTATGGCACCCGTAACCACAAAGATTGGACCCGTGCCAGTGCCTGCCTGGTTTGCGACCGTCACGGTACCCGTCGTCGCGGTGACAGGCACTGTCGTGTTGATCGCGGCAGACGATGAGCTAACGATCGTCGCTGAGACGCCGTTGAACTTGACGACAAGATCTGCGGCCGGTGTGAAGCCCGAGCCATTGATCGTCACCGATGCGGCATGCGGCGCAAAGCTCGGCGTATAGCCGATAACCGACGGTATGGGTCCGACAATCGAGCCGGCCTCGCGCCAGTAGCCATTGCTGACGTATGCGAGCTGATTAGTTGCTTGATCCGCGAGTAGATCGCCCCGCAACGGAGGTACCGAGGGCAACGCAGCAGCGTTAGTCACAGGCCTGCCAGGCTGCGGGATGATTATTGCGCCCCTCCGTGGCCCATGCATGTCGAGCGGGGCTTGGCGCGCCTGCTGACCGCACCCAGCGGCCAACGCAACAAGCATGAGCAATGCGCGCATCATAGAGCCAGCACCTTTGCTCGCTCGGGTGTCATCGGCTGATGCTCACCGCACCACGCTACGCTCTCGACATGCGGATATACCGCAGCTCGAGGACTATTAGTATTGGTCAGCGGATGGGACACGCGACACTCACCCCAGCCGTCATCGACCTTGCGCCAATACCAGCAATTGGAGCAGTTATTGACTGCCAATGATGGAGGAGTGGAGATGCTCACAGCCCAAGCCCTCCGCCGAGTCGTTGACCACCAACCACCGCCAAAAACGTGCTAGGCGTAACACCTGCGTTATCGACCTGGAGAGCCAAAAACGGGATGCCGCCGTCGGAAAAGAGGACATAAAAGCCATTGGCGACAAGCGTGCTCGAGCCAGCGCCGCCAAGCTCACTCGGAGCAGCTCCGGTGCCCGTAGCCATCACGCGTACCTGACCGCCCGCACCCATGCCACTGATCTCGATCCAACCTCGTTGGAGTCCGGAAACGTCGAGCGGAAATTGCGGGGTGTTTGCTGCTGCCGCAAGAGGCGTTGCAACGCTCGCAGCAAACATGATCGCTGGTGTCTTGCCAACGATTGGGCAATTGACGAAAGGTGCTACGATCGTGGCTTGCGTTGCGATCGTGCTCATTGCAGCACCTCAGGCAATACTGGCTCGGCATAGCAACGACATTGGATCGCCTCGCCCGGATTGCCACCGTTCGGAGGGGAGTCCCAGCGAAAGCGCTTGCCATCACGTCTACGATGTTCCTCACGCACACGTGAGTCACGCATCGTGCGCCACACGTAGCTCTCGATACCGAGGTCTTGCTGGCGTACGGCATTGAGCTGTCCGTTGAGCTTGCCGAGCTGATCTCGAGCAATCAGCTCGGCTCGAGACGACGACACCGCGAAGCGCTCTTGCAGCCGCTGCTGCAGACCCTCGCGATGATCCCCCTCACGTACCGACTCCTCTACCGCAGTTGCAACGTCGGAGAAAAAATCGTCGGTGAGCGACTTGATTAGCTCAACGTTGTCGTCGATAAACGCGGTGAGATCCGCGTCAGGCACAATGCGCGAGACGTCGATCCCGAGCACCTCCGACATCCGTTGGAGCTCAAACGAGTTTGCATCGCGCGCCAGTGAGGCGAGCTGATCACGGATGGCGAGAGGTCCTGCCTCGCGGAGGACAGATCCCATGCGCTCAAGGGCCGCACGCGCGGCAAAGGCCTCGCTAGAGTATGCGGCATCCATATGCCGCGCGACCGCGCTCTCGACGAGATCCGACGCGAGACTCGCGACGTGCTGCAGCCACAAATCGAGCATACGTCGATAGCGCAGCTCGAGCGCTTGCGGTTGCAAGCGACCCATGCGCACACGCCCAAGGCGACGCTTTTTGCGGAGATCTACCACGTCGGGTACGCCCCCCAGCTCGGCACGTCAGCACCCGCCGGCGCACCCGGCAACGGGCGCGCGCGTGGCTTGAGTCTCATTGGGCTTGACAGCTTGGCGGTATTGGTGGTGGCCGTCGTCTGCGAAAACTGCGGGTGCTTATCTGGACCAGTTATCGTCGAGCCTGCACGCGCACGAAGCTGGGCCAGCATCACAGGATCGGTGAGCTGCGGGAAGAGCTGCGTATGATGACTCCAGCCGTCCTCACCACCAAAGCGTGACTGCCTCACCTCTTCGGGGAGCAGCACGCCATGATCGAGATAGATCTCGTCCACCTGCGCTTGCTGCGCGCGCATCTCCGCTTGCTCCTTTTCAGTGAGCTGCCAGAGGGGATTGAACTCGAGCTTCATATCGCCCTCGTACTGTCCGACGGTGAGGATATGCGCTGCAAGCTCGGCGACGTAAAGGATGCGCGGACGCAGCTCGGCAATGCGATACGCGGCAACCTGGTCATAGTAGTGCCTGGTATCGCTATCGCCGGTAGCATTGAGGCCGGCAGGCGAGATACCGAGCAACACCGTGACCGGAAAATCAGCGACTGCACTGAGCCTTGTGCCCGCGCGATCGAGTAGCTCGGGGAGACCCGCAAACGACGTTGCTACGCGAGCAAACGTCTCATCTTTGGCGAGCACGATCGATCGAAGGATCGAGCGCGTGGTGTCCATTAGCGCGAGACGCTCGTTAAGCGCTCCAGAAGCGTCCCTGGCGAGCATGTCCTGTAGCCCGGGTATCGTGAGCACACCTTGATTTGCGTCGCTCACAAGCGCTGCTACGGCGCCCCAAAACTGCTGGTAGTTGGCGACCTCGTGGTAGAGGCGCTGCACGACCGAATCGCCCCAACCACTGCGCTGTCGGTGCTGCACGTTGGACGTAAAGATGCCATTGAAAATGACCAAGCGCGATCGATGGACCGGGATTAGTCCCCCCTGGAGGATCCTCACCTGATACACGTTTGGTCTCGCGTAATGAGGTGTGTAGGGATCCATATTCCAATCGCCACGGAGCACAGTCATCTCGGTGGCGTCAAAAGCCTGTGTGAAGCGCAGCTCCGATGCCTGGCCAGGTCTCAATGGTTGGCTGAGATCCTCGCCATCATCTAGTCCGAGCAACACCGCGCCACCACCAAGAGCGCGTGCATAGTTTGCTGCGCGCAGCAGTTGCTCGTCGAGATTGAGATCTTCGAAAAGAGCGTGGATGTCTTTGTCAAGCTCTTTGTCACCGGTCAGCACGCGATAGCCCTGGCGAAAGGCGTCGCGTACCGGACGCTCGATGATCTTTGCGACGAGCGCATCACCTCGCCAAAGCTCGCGGCAAAACTCGGGCGGCAGTTCGTAGCGGTTGAAGCCGACCCACGCGTTTTTGTCGCGCGTGGTACCGACTCCGGTTGCGGCATTCCACCACGCTCCATCGTTTCGAGCGCGAGGATTGAGGCCGTCCATGCGCTCCGCAATCGCAAGACGCTCTACGACGTCTGCGATTGACGGGCCGCGTGGACGCCAAAGGCGCGACCACCATGAGTCCTGTGTCCTGTTAGAGACGGTGTCACCGACGACATCTATCATTTGCGTGGCCGGCGCCACCGTCTCCGACACGACACAGGACTCTGCGAGCGCTTCTTGTCGTGCTCGTCGGAAGATGAGCCCAGCGACGAGAAAGCTCGCCAAGAACACGACGACTCCGACGACTACACGCTCCACAACGCGCTAGCCTACCATGAGTGGATTATACTCAGTGGATGCGCGCGTTCGAAAACGGTCATAACCTATGGAGATCACTCATGGGTCGCGGGTCACACGGCGCTTGCACGCGCTGCCAGTCTCTCGAGCACAGGTGCGTTTGCCGACGACGACCACTGCTAATCTGTGTGCGCTGCTCGACGGTGAGGGAGCACGCTTGGGCCCGCGTCTACTTTTCGGGGCAGCATCGACGGCAGCGCCACGATGTCTGGACGTGCTCAGCCTGTAGCCTGGAGCGAGTATTTTGAATAGATCGAGACGCGATCCGCTCGAGCAAATCGATCTGGTCCGCATTGCTTGTCAAGCCTCGCTCTACGCGTTCGTGCGCTGCTCTTGGGGTCTTGTGGAGCACGGCCGACCCTTTCGCCCAACCTGGCACACGCAAGCGATTTGCGACCATCTACAAGCCGTCTATCGAGGCGAGATCCGCAAGCTCTTGATCAACGTGCCCCCCGGCATGGGCAAATCCCTGCTGACCAGCGTGTTTTTCCCTGCGTGGATCTGGTGCGATGATCCACGCTTCCAGTCGATCTACGCAACACACCTTGCACGATTGACTCGACGTGACTCCATGCGCTGCCGAGACCTGATCACGAGCGATTGGTATCGTGATCAGTTTGTCCAAGGTGGTTGGACCATCCGCAATGATGCCAATCGCCTCGACGATTTCCACAACACGCTGGGTGGCTCACGATTGTGCGCGACCACCACAAGCGCGACTGGGTTCCGCGCGAATCTTGTGGTCGTGGATGATCCGCAATCGGCGGAGAAAATCAGCTCCGAAATCGAGCGCGAGAAGGCTATTGACTTCGTCAAACGCGTGCTACCTGCCCGCTTCCACGACCTCAATCAGCAACGTATGATTGTGATCCAGCAGAGACTGCACGATCGTGACGTGTCAGGCGCGTTGCTTGAGGAGGGTGGTTGGGAGCACTTGTGTTTGCCAGCAGAGTTTGTGTCTGCTCGACACTGCTCGACGTCACTGCCATGGCGCGACCCGCGAGCACAGGATGGCGATCTGCTCTTCCCGACATTGCTCGACACTGCCGCCGTAGCTGATCTCAAAGCACGACAGCAATCGCGTTATTGGGGGATGTTCCAGCAGGATCCAATCGACTCGCGGACGTCTCTCTTTGCCCGAGGGCTGTGGCGCTTCTGGAGGCCCGCAGGACGGCCGGAAGGAGTCAGGCCTCCCGGATGCCAGGGGCACTCCGAATCGCCTGCTCTGGCGCCTCCTGGGCGCCCTCCAGGACCTTGGCGCCCGGCTGGCGAGGACTTCCGAGGCGAATGGGATTTGGTTGCATTGAGCGTTGACGCTGCGTTCAAAGATCGTGAGGACTCGGACTACGTTGTGATCCAGGTGTGGGGGTGCTCGCGCAATCTGCGATACTTGTTGGACCAACGTCGTGGACACTACAATTTCTCGCGCACACGAGATGAGATCCTGCTCGCTTTGGCCGATTGGCCCGAGTGTCGGCGCGTATTGATCGAGGACAAAGCTAACGGCACTGCGATCATCGAGACGCTCGTGCGCGAGCTTGCGGATGCGCGTATCCCGATTACGATCGAGCCAATCTCGCCGCACGAGAGCAAGCTCGCTAGGGCTGAGGCTGTGCGTATCCAGATTGAGCGTGGTGACGTGATCTTGCCCGAGCACGCCCCATGGCTTGAGTCGCTTTTGTGCGAGCTAGAGCGCTTTCCGCGAGGCGCCAATGACGATCAGGTTGATGCGTTGACGCAAGCACTTAATGGCCTGATCGATGATCCGGCATTGCGACTCAGGAGACTGATTAGCGCCGCGTCAAGGCTTGCGCTCGTCCGGTAGATCGTCAAACAGCAATGCCTCGATCCGGCGCCGTCGCTCCAGCGACAGCGATTTGATCTGCTGGTTGGGTAAGATCGCTGCTGTCAAATCTAGCGTCGCGCGGAACTCGACTGCTTTGCCTGCATGACGATCGAGCAGGACTTTTGCCGCCGCGATTGCCACGTGGCCATCATCGTCATGGAGTAGCTCCAGCAGGCGATCGATGATCTGCTGACCTCCTCTCGTTTGCTCGCTGATGTACTGACTCAGTTGGAGCGCGTTGTTTTGGCTCCGCACCTTGTCCACTAGCGCCTGCTGCTTTGCCAATTGCTTGGGTGTCTTGGCCCGCGGCCCTCGACTTTTCTGATCACCATACTCGCGATTGTAGTAACTCATTGTAGATCCTGTGTTGACATGTTTGAAAAATCCACACTCCAGTGAGGCGACTAGGCCTAACCACGCGGAATCATTGAATGACGTACATGCCATAAAAAATACAACCAAATCTGGATTTTGAGAATGTAGTATATTACATCATACTACACCTACATTCTCAAAATGCAGACTTCAGTTAAAATCTTGTGGCATATACGACACTGAGACATTTCAGGTACTTAGCCCGTCTTGGCTATTTTTTAGACTCGACATACCAAACGCCCTTGGAAGTACTGTCTCTACGCCTACGACGTAACCGGGCTTCGCCCGACGCTGTTTGTATCCAGCGATCGCGGTGTTTGGCCAATCGATGACCCAGAGTATATCCACTGATCTCTTTGTGCCCGTCCATCAATGCGAGTAGCGCTCGGTGATACGCTGCTCGTCGTGGCGCATCCGCTACTGTCTGATTCGCATGCACTGTGGTCAGCCATTCGGTTGATCCCTCCGCCCCCAGTGCCGCATACGCTTGCGCAAACTCCATTAGTGCTACCTGCTCAGAGTCTACCTCCAGCATCTCATTGCTCATCAGGGCCTCGCCAGGATCCGGCAGATCAAGCCACACACAGCACCTGGAGACGATATAGCACCAGCGTTCGAACGAGCCGATCTGCTTGGCTTTGACGGCGGGGGTGGTGTCAAAAAAGCCACGAGCGATTGTCAGGACATCACGTAGTAGCGATGTCTGATTGCGTTTGGTCCACTCCACCAGATCAGGATGGACAAACTCGTCTCGCAGTTCGGGCCGTGCGGTATTGGCGATCACACGACAGCGCAGTGATCTACCTCCCATGTCGCCTCGTACCCTGACATTGTTGCCAGTGGCAGCAATGATCGGCGCATACTCGACGTCGATTAGCTGGTTTGTGCCCAGCGCGCGATCAGTGATCCTCCCACTCGTAAGCGCCATGTCGAGCACGGCCCAGCCGATCGGTGCACCACTTGGCACGTTGTCAATGATCAGTACAGGAGTCCCAGCACGTGCATGCGTGGCTAGTTGTTTGCGCATCTCGTCATTGTCATCGACCCACGCTATTGATGGCGCAAGCTCGCCAAGACCGATCAAGCACGCAGTACGTGTGAGTAGCGTCTTGCCCGTCCGAGATGCCGCCGCGTCGAAGACAAAAGCAGGCGCACGACCAAAGGCAGGCCGACATACGAGCGAGAGCAAAAATGCAAACCAGACTGACAGGTCTAACACGTCCTCGAAAGGGAAATCCTCGACGACGTCGATCAAGCGATTGCGCGCGTCAATAGCGTTATCTCTACTTATTGAGTGTCTCACCGGTACCTCGATCGCCTCGCGGGCGAAGTAATAGATCCCTGTACTCGCATCATAACCAGGCTCACCACAGATCGAACCATCAGCTCGCAGAAACGGCACCGTGGATATCCCGCTGATGCGCCTGACACCAGGCCAGACCCCATTGGCTAGTATCGCCTTTGCCACACGGTCCGGAAAATCAACCGTTTTGAGCTTACCATCGGTCTCAAAAAAACGCTGAAACCTGACTCCGATATCGGACCCGACAAAAGTGATTGGGTCTTTGATCGGCATCAGCATTGGCGACTCGGTAGCACTCGCGGCATCTCCTTTACTTTGCTCGAGAGCCCAGCCCGAGGCTCGCATCTTCGAGCGCTCAGCCTCTTTGCCCCGCGGCACCACGCGCACAAGCTCATTGCCGCGCACGAAGATCTCCACACGCGACAAGCACTCCGCGATCACACGATCTGAGCACTCGCGTGCGTTACCTCGATCGATCTTGAGCACGAGCATATCTCGCCCGAGCCCCAGAATTATCCGCCGCTCCCATTCCTCGCCCCAAACCGCCCCAGAACGCTTCAGAGCCTCGTCAAACTTACGGGGTAGACTATCTGCCGCCCCTACCTCTTCGTCGCCCCAGGGAGGCGTACAGCGCGAATTCCAACCCCCTGGCTCCATCAGCAGATCGAGTGCCTCTTCCCGTGGCACGCCAAGAGCGATCATTCGGCAGCAGACGTGGTACGCCACGCTTGATCCCTTTTGCCCGTCTACCGCTACCGGAGCCTCTTCGAGCCACTTACGCGCCTCGTCTAGCCTCGCTTCGAGCGAGGGCCAGTAATCAGGTACCTGCGCTGGGAACGGCGCCTCAGCAGCCCTCTTTTTATTAGACTCTTTTGAGTATATTCGTTTGACGTTGAGGATCTCATCCACGACGATCGCCTTGCCAAGATGCGACCAGGACTCGACGGACCCGCCTCGTGGCTTTGAGGGCAGAAAAAACAACCGTGTGGGATCCCCAGTCTTACCGTCGATATTCGGTAACTCGAGCCAAGGCACCAGGGCGCACCAGAATGCCCGCCACTCGCTTGCTGGCACCAGGCGGTCGCAGGGCATTACGACTCGCAGTCCCGTGCGGCTATGCGTCGTATACGCGCAATACGCGAGCCCTAGCTCCGAAAGCCGATCGATCGTACGGGTTTTGCCCGCCTCATCTAGATCGTCGATGTCTAGCGCGACAAGCCCCGCATCGATGGCGTTGTCGCCTCGCCGAGTCTCCCGGACTCGGCAGGGCGAAAACGCGGGACCGAGCTTGTGCGGGCACTTGTGCCCCGCACAATCATCGACGGTGCACGCGGTCTCGATCGCGCTTTCGGCGCTTAGCGCTTGCGTGATCTCGAGCCAGGTCGTCCAATTTTGTGAGTCTGGAGTAGTAGATCGAGGGTGTGAATAGAGCACGAAAGGGATTGACAGAGCGTTAACAGTCGGTGAGACTGTGCTAGCAGGCACGGTAGCTCCTCTAGCCCCTCGTCGGTTGAGCCCCGACGGGGGGCATTTGTTTTTGGGGGTCCGGGGATCTAAGGATCGTCGGTGATTGCGCGAGTCGTCAAGCGATTTGTTCCACGTGAAACGTGCAGCCGGTTTCACTTTTTGGAAAAAAATGCAAAATCGTCGAGAAAAAGTAGTTGACACGAGCACTGAGGAGCGTTAGACTATCTTTTGTAAGCGAGACGAAACGAGACGAAACAAAAACCCGAACCCAAACAGGAGACGACAAATGACGACGACGAAGAGCACGACACAAGTCATCACGTTCGCGCTGTGCTACGAGCAGGGGCAGGACGTGACGCTGTGCGCGACGTGCGAGCATGAGTGGGAGGATCGACTGGGCGAGGTGCAGCACGGCGAGCATGAGGGCGAGTGTGAGGGCTGCTACGCAGAGGGGGAGGAGGGTTAGCACTGCTCGTGCCCCGGACCGGACCGGACTCCGGTCCGGGGCATCATGGAGCGCTAAGCCGACCCGACCAAAACAGGAGACGATAATGACAAAAACCGAAGACGGCTACGACGAGCTGGAACGGTGGTATGCGGATGCCCTCCGCACAGTAGCCAACGAGATCTAAAAAAGGAGACAGACATGGACAGGCAGACACTCGACAACGGACGATGGTTCAACCGCGAGGCGGCGCTGAGCTGGAAGGAGGATTCACGGTTCCGCGAAACGCTCTATCGCACCAAGGGGGGGCACTGGATCCTGCACGCGTGGTCGCAGCGGCAGGGCTCCGAGGACACCTGGACCGAGATTGACGACGAGGACGCGGCGCGGTGGCTCGCGCGTAATGAGCACGAACTGCACCCGGCATGCGCCGAAGAGTTCGCCGCGCTGGAGGTGATCTAGATGCGCCCCATGACCGAGGCTCTCCTGCACGAGATACGCGCCTTGCTTGAGGTACGCTGGG